TTTAACTATGTGACGATGCCTGAATTCTTGCGCCGAGTCCCAGCCGAGCCCATACTCCAAGAAAAACCGCGTGAAGCCCTCGCCGGAGGCCCAATCTAGTGCGGCACAGATGAAAGAGGGGTCGTCTCCGCCATCTCGCCAGTATTCGCGGCCTCTGTCGACGTCTGCAAGGAATCGACGTACTCCGTAAAGCTCCACGATGCGGCGCGTGTGCCCCATACGCCATTCATCCCGGCTAGCGTGATCAACAGTTCTTTCCCACGCTGTATCGCAGAGGCCAACGTAAAAAACACAAGCGCCCCCAGAAGCTCGCTCATTTCAGTAGCGCCTAGCATCTTCTCTTCATGCGCCCGGTCAAGAGAAATACGCCGCCAGCCGCCATTAGCATCGGGAAGGGCAACATTGGAAAGCCGGATAATTTCGGCCACCAGTGTATTTTTCACCCCGTCTTGACCGTCCCACATTTTACGTGAGGTCGCGATATCCTTGAGCATCAAGTAAGACACACGCGGCCCGCTGATCGCTCCAAGACCTTCGCCGTACAGGGCGGCCCAGGTCTTGGACATAATCAGGTAATGGCGCTCGAAGTTTTCCAAGGTGATCGGCGTTGAATGCACATGCAGCACGCCGATATCCGTTTCAACTTCGATCACGATATTCATTTGCTTGTTAATAGACACAGTGCCTCCTATCGTTACTGCAGGTTAAATTAGAGCAGGTCCCACAAAGAACTGTTGATCAGTGTGTAGCCTTTAATTTCTACCACGTACCCGGCATCTTCCCCGCCGAATTTCAATTCTTTGATCGTACCGATTGAGGTGTTGATCAGGTCAAACTGAGGCAGTGCCGAGCTATCGGTGTAGACCGTCGAATCCCCGAGCAAGGTGCTCAGTTGCTTTTGCGTCTCGTACTGCTGCGCGAGCCCTTGAGTTTTCAGCAGGGGGATTTCAACCGTCACCATTTGATAGGGTTCCGGCGAAGTAACGGCGCCCGTCATCGTCGGGATATACGTCGTCGCTTCCCCGTCAAACGTCAGCGAGATACCGGCTTTACCCAGGTAAGACGCAGGCACGTTTAGTGCCGGGAAGTTGACAATAGCGAAGGAACCCCGTAACCGGTTTAGGGTGCCCTGTGGAACCATAGGATTAGTTGCCATTTGTCAGGCTCCTTAGCTTGTAATGAAGTCAGTCACGCTAATGTTAAACGTGATCGATTTAAACCCGATTTGCGGGGTCATAACCAGTGACAACCCGTTATAGACACCTTCGAAGTAATCGTTCGGGTTATCGGCTACGTACTGCGCAAACGGTACAGCTTGAACCGTGGCGGGAGACAAGATCAAAGCATACGTGATGCCGCTGTTGGTCGTTTGCTGTGCGCGCAATTGCAGGCGGTTGATGCCGTTTTGGTTGTAGCCGAGCGGATTGATCGGGTTATTTGACCCGTTGATAATCTCGTTTGACAAGGCCAAGGCGATATTGATCTGAAGCCAGTCAACCGCATACCAGTAAGTAAAATCGCGGCCGTCCGCTGTCGTACCCCATTTAGTGATGATGTTTGAAATGCCACCTGCCGCGCCCGTAATGAAATAGTTGCAGAAACCGGCTTTAAGCGCCGATTGCTGTGGCCCGGTAAAATTCGAACCCGTTACCCCGCTGACAAAACGGAAGGCCATCGGCGGGACTTTATTTGTCGTGCTCGGGTTCTGATTGAGCACGTTCCACATAAAGGACGCAAGATCAAACTCGGTACTCGGCGGGGTAGCTACGCCGGCCGCTTCCACCGCGGTAACGAAGCACTTGGTCGCCGCGTACTCGGCATAGTCAGCCATGCTGCAGGTTGTCAGCATGTAAAACTTGCTTGTCGTCGACGAATAGAGCTTGCCTAGAGGCAGCAGAGTCGAGTCAGCAGCCCAGGAGCGCGGCAGCAAGGCCAGATAAATCTTGTTCAGATTAGCCATCAGCCAAGTGGCAAAATTTGCGATACCTACCGTCGAGCTTACCGCGCCGACTTCAAGTACATTGACTGAGACGGTCGACCCGTTCGCGAAAAACGTGTCAATCATGGACGTCAATTCTGCTACCGAGCCGCTAATGACTGTGCCGGGTGTTGTCTCGGTACCGGGGTTTGTCGTCAGGGGGTAGGTGAAGGTACTGGCCCCTGTGATAGAGGCAAGGAAAGTGCCGTTATACCCGGCCGGTGCCGCCCCGGCAATCGTCAGGTAAATCGATTGCCCTGTCGTATAGCCGTGCGGGGCCGTAGTAGTCCCGGTCACAACCGAGGAGAGCCACGTTAGCGAGGTAAGGGCCTGCGGGGCCACGAGCAACGGCGTTAAATCTGAGGTTTGCGTGATTAGCGCCGTCGTGCCTTCGGCTAAGGTCGTCGCCCCATTTGAGATACACGCACCGGTCTGCTGCAGCGTCGACGGGGTGGCGCCGACCTGCTGCGATACGTTGATTTGGACAATATCATTGGACATAACGCGGCCTCGGTTTAGTTATACGACACGGCCAGGGTTTGACCCGTGCCAGGCGTGACGACAATCCCCACTGCACAGGGGAAATGTACCGGGTAGCTACCCACGGCTTCAGGGATAACGAAAACCTCGTTTGCGGTAGCGACGGCGCCAGTTGTCGCGCAATCGTTGACCGTACCGGTACCGGTACCGACGACCAAGACATTCACGATAACGGCGGTACCGGGCGCGGCCTTAACCACCGTGGCGGCCGTAATGTTGAGGTGTGTCGATTTCGCCGCTGTCTCCAAGACATTGACGTTCGAGCCGGCTTGCTGAAAAATTGCGACTTGTTGCGCGGTTTGAGGCATGGTGTTATCTCCGGCTATTAAACGACAGGGGTAGGATCGACGCTATAGTTTACAGTAGCGCTGAGGATATCTTGTTGCGCTATGTTTCTAATGCGGGTTTGATAGTAACTAATCTCAGGCTCGAAAACCTTTTTCATTGCGATCACATTCAATTCTGACTGGATACGCTTTTCGTCACGCATGACAGGCATCTCACCGACTAGGCCGAAATTGTCAGTGTTCAGTGAGTAGCTGAAAATGTAATCCTGAAAGTCCAGCGCGTTAAAATTACGCAAACCGTAGATCGTAATTTTGACTTTATCGCGCACCAGTTGGTAGTGATTCGACATTGAATCATTCCACGGTACCGGCTGAATCGCACGGGTGCCGGAGGGCTCGATATGCACCGAAGCGTAGGGCGGTTCAACGTTATCTGGTACCAAGAACGACGGGTACATCGGCATAAACTGGTCTAAGCTTAGCCACATAGGCAGGCTGTTCGAGACAATCACGTTCTGCGTGTCGAACCCTGTCACGTCGTCAATAATCTGCGACTCCATAGCGGCATAGATGGCTTCGCCCTGGTAGTGGAATATACCGGCCTGTTCGAAAAACATGCGGCGCCGGGTAAAGGCAAAACGCACACCTTCGAACTCGCCTATCCAGATCGAATTAGGACCAATCTCGTTAAAATCTTGGATCTCCTCGGTGCAATTAAACAGCACTGAATTGATAGCCAGGGTTTCGTCTTGACGCTGTTCCTGATTCGTCATGAAATGGAAGGCGCCTTGCACTACGAGCGTCGGCGCCGGCGTTAAAACCTTGGTCGGCGCATTCAAGCAAAGCTGGTTCAGGCGATGCGCGTTAAGCAAAGCGCCAGGGGATACTTGATCCGCGCGCACCCAGAAAACATAGCCGTCGAGCGGCAGCACCAGTCGTATGTACTTGGTAAAAGTAATCGTCTGGTTGTATGAAATGTTGTCAAGCCCTGCCTCTAACGCAGCGTTAAGAGGCGAGCCCGAGGCAGCACTTTCGACGGCTGAGGCCATTATTCTATCCAGGCTCTAAACGATTTTTGGTAAAGACCTGTCGCAATAAACGACGGCCGCGGTGATCCTTGCTTACTTTTCAGCCGAGGGTTAAACCCGTCCAAGGCGGCCTGAGTTGGCACACCGGGCACACCTGCATGCGCCATTTCGTCATCACTGAGAAACTGGCGAAACATCTGCGCTATGGCATCTTCACCTTGGGCAAAAGGGTTGCTACCGGCGGGCGCACCGAGTTGCTGATTTTGCAGGTAGCCAACTAAAGACTGGCCCAGGGCGTCAGCACAGACTTGGCCCTGCAATTCCCAAAACTTAGCCATCACGCCGTACTTGGTTTCCAGCCAGTCCGCCACGTCGCCGGTTGTCTCGGTACCGCTTTGCACTTTACGCTCCGTCGCCGGCTTGACAAGCGCCTTACCGCGGGCAGCTTTACCTTTTGCCCGCTTCGGTACCGGCGTCGTGTTGACCGACGAAAACGCATAAGGTACATCGATTACGCCGAGGTGTAGGGTAAAGCTCACTGTTTTCTCTCGATCAAGTCGTAGTACTGCAGGATTAGGTCTACCTTAGCTATTTCCTCGGCAGTAGGTAGATAGCCCACTTCAACTCGGGAAAAATCAGGATAGAATAATAGGCGGACATGCGCAACTTTACTCACGTCAAGACCGAGGGCTTCACATATTTTCTTATTCAGCTCAAGAGTGTTAATCGTTCTCATGACATACCCCAAAGGCTTCCGACCTGCTGCGCAATCGCTAGATACTCGCGGCCGTATTGCGTTTTAAGGTTTTGTAAATCTTGTACGCCGAAATTCTTAAACGTATCCGGCACCATGAAAGACTGGCTGTCCGTTTCATCGGCCGACGCGTTAATCACACCGGCCACGAAAGAGAGAATCCGGTTACTTTTACGTAGTAACGTAAAATAGGTTTGACCTTCTTGATCCGGCGCCCAGTTGATCAGCCAGTCTGCCGCGAAGTTGTTTACCGCAACAGCATATAAAAGCGGTATCTCGCATTGAATTTCAGCATTGACCATTGCGAGCGCCATGTTAAACGACCAAGCGATAGCCGGCGAATCGTCAGGCAATGCCGGGACCGGCACCTCAACGATATTGCGTAAAAACCACAAATAACCGGCTAACGTGGGCATTTAACTTTTCCTAAGTTGATCGATTAACGGCGGTTGCTCTTGGCTTGACGCGCACGCTCAGCGCCTTTCTGAGCCATTGGCGAACCCGGCTTAGACACAGAGATCACTTCCTCTAGTCGGTCCGCGCCTTGGTCCTCTCCGCGCTTTACTTCTTGCTCAATTTGCATCTCGATACCTGCCAGCTTCGGCGCCTGCGAACCCAGTTCACCAGCCAGACGGTCAGCTTGGTCTTGTACTTGCGCATGCAGCGCTTCAGCCTGGACCGTGCGGATCAAATGCGCCTTATCAAGCAGAACGTCTTTGTTATGCGTAATCGCGGTAACAAGCGTGTCATGCGACACCGGCACATCAAGGGAGTAGCACAGCCCTACGAATTTCGTGGTACGGGGGATTTCCTTTGCATCGATCAAGCCATACTTGGCGTGCTGCTTGATAATTTTATCGATGTCGCTGAGCTTGATCTCTTTGCTGAGCAGCGCCTTTTGCGAGCCGGCCGGGATACGCTGAATAATCAGCTTCGGCACATCGGATACCCGAAAGTGAAAATCCTGATCCAAGGTCGAGCAGTTAGCGATATACAAGGTAGCGTGCGTCTTAGCCATGTGACTTACTCTCTATAGTGAAAGGGGCTAAGCAGGGTTTGCCTAGCCCCTAGGGGTAACTGTCTCTACGTCTTAACCGAACAGCTTATTCGTACTGGATCGACAGAACCGTAACAGCTTCGCCGCGTTGGCCCCAGCCCGACGTGATACGCAATTCGCTCAGCACGTCGATAGCGCCACCCGGCAACGGGGTCGGGATTTCCCGCGGCGCGACCATATCGCAGTACATCACGTTTGTAGCCAACATACCCGGCGTCAGATCGGCAAACGTATTGGTATTCCAATTCGGGATCTTGGGTTTCTTGATCTCAGGTACTGTCAGAATCACCGCATCTGTGCCGCCCGCACCTTGGCCTTGGAGTGTGTCGTCATAGCACCATTCCAAGGTGTAACCGTTACGTTTCAGGATATCTTCGATCAAACCCTTCGAAGTTTCCGTACCGGCACCGGTACGCTGGAATTGCGTAAGCTGGACGATATTTTGCATTTCCATCGGCGCCAAGATCCGTTGCGGACCCAATACGACGATGCGGCCGACTTGGCCCATCTGGTACATACGGGTCAGGATCGAGGTAACTAGCGTCAGGAAAAACTCAGCCAATTGCCCGTTATCGTAAGTGACGAGCGTATCGTTACCATTCGAATCGGGCGGCAAGCTAATCGCCGTGGCACCGGCCGTATTGATAATGCCTTCGCCGCCGGCCGGGTTCATCCCGTAAATCGCAGCGTTACGGCTTGCCTGAAAGATACCCTGGCGCATGCCGAGCTTTTGCGACTCGGGCAGCGATGCGCCCCAGCGGCTAAAGCCAGCCGTATCGTGGTGATCGTACTCAGCGCGCACGCGCAACAGATACGTCGGTGTGTTGATCTGCGAAGGCACAACCGATACGCTCGGCAGTTGGTTGTAAGCGACTTGGCCGGCGGCAGCAATCGTGCGAATGTCCATGCGCTTTTGATACACGTACAGATCACCGTCGCCCAAGCGCACCATTGGCTCGCCTGTCGCAAACATTTCGAAGGCCCCGGATACCTGATTAAAATTCAGGATGATTTCGGGGGCGGTGTAATTCGGGCTTACCTGGGAATAGGCAGGCGCAAGATTTGCCATGGTAGTAGCTCCTTAAATTTCGATGAGAGCGCAAGCGCCGTTAAAATTCCAGGTGACAAATCCAGTACCTGAGTTGTATTGCACGATCATACAGCCGGTTGCGATCACGTTGAGGATCTTGCACGGGAAGGCGCCGGGCGTAGCGTTATACGCAATCAATTTCTGATTGACATAATCCCAGGACACTTGCTGGTTGATCAGACCGGTATTCAGGCTGACCAGTGCAGGGTCGCACTGTACCGCGATACGCGCATGCGAGCCGAACCGGTAGAAGTTCACCGTCCCGCCACTCGGCACAGCCGGCGCATTGCTTTGCGGTGTCGTGATCGCGTTATTGAGTTGGTTATAAACCGTCATACCGGTAGCGCCAGCTTGATTCGCCGCGCGCTCGATATTATTGCCCAGGCCGTTAGCCTCGTCGGCCAGATTCAGATATTCACCGATGACCACGCCACCCCACATCGGCAGGGTTTCGGTGCTAGCCAGGACGCCGCCGGCCAGTGAATTACGGATGTTCGGGTCATCCATGGCGATACCCTGGACCATGCCGTAAGTAGTCGCGGAGAACGTGCCCGTCGCGTTGGTCGTGATATTCGGGTTGAGTGAGATAGCGCTTGTCGTCATGGCTTAGCCCTTCCGTGGATCTTTGTTGATTTGGGTCACTAGACGGGGCTCGCTCATAAACGGCGCCATCCAGCTACGCGGGCTGTGGCCTGCATATTCGGTGATCTGGCGGCCGGTAGCGTCGGTGCGGATAATCGGGCGAAGCTCAGCCGATCCTGCATCAACGGTATGCGCGCTCACCATGGCATCGGCGTAAATCGTTTCTTCAGCCATCGCTAGCACGGCTTCCGGCAGTTCCGGCGTCAGCTCGATATCCTTCCAAGCGCCGGAGTGCTTTTGCAACGGGCGAGCCAGCCGCTTTTTGTACGACAGCAGCGTTTCGCCGGACATTGGCGCCGGGGCGCGCTGGCCGAGGGCCGAGTACACGCTATCAGCGCGAGCCTGTGCGGTAGCGAACAGGCCGTAGTCAGCCGCTTGCGTATCCCGCGGCAAATTGCCTTCGAGCATTTCCAGGCGTTTTTTAAGCGCTTGGTTTTCGCTCATAGCTGCGTCGGCCTTCTTGTTCGCTTCCTCGGCTTTCTCGTCCGCCTTTTTATCGGCGGCCGTCATCGTCGGAGCAGGCAATTCTTCACCTGCACCGTCAGCCTTTTTATCGGCTTTCTTGTCGCCTTTACGGGCCTCCTCCATGCTGTCCATCCGGGCGCCCATAGCTGCTACGCTATCCGCCAAGGAACGAGCCCAAGCCGGCTGTTCGGCATCGGCCTTGGCCTTAGCTTCGTCCGCTTTTTTCTTGTCTTCTGCTTCTTTGGCTTCGGCGTCGGCTTTAGCCTTCAGTTCTTCTTCCGTCATGATTGATTCTCCATTTGCTGAATCCGATATAACGCCAGCAGCCGCGCCGCCTTTGTCCCATACTCCCAACTCACAGACTGCCACGTGATCAATAAGCCCTGGTTTGCCTTCAATCAGGAAAGGCGTACCGTCGGCTAACTGCAGCATACCGTTCGCGCCTTCCCTGAAAACAACCGTGGGCGAGGTCGATACCTTAAAATCCGGGTCCGACATAATCTCTACGGCATCGGCATCGTAAATTCGGGCTATCGCCCAGACCTCGTCACCTTTGATATAAGGCAACATAATCGAGCCGACGATACGCTTTTTAAATTCTTTCGAGTCTAGAGTGCGCTTTTCCGGGTGCAACATAATAACCGGCACGCCGTTACATCGCGCTAAAAACTCTTTGGTCAGGTAATTTTCTGGCAAACGTAGCACATATTCTTGATCTAAGCTACGGTACGCAATGCCAGTGCCTGTTACGCGAATCGCGAACAGGGCCATGTTTGAGTAAATTTGAGGGGAAGGCAAATCGCCGGAAGCGATCGACCGGGCTACGTCCAACTCGCTAATATCGGCCGGGTTTTGGCTATTGTTCGCCTGCAAATGATTATTGCCGAGCAGGTCTTGCACGCCGGGATGCAGGTTCGCCGGGTAAGCGCCGAAGTCCACCCACATAAACGCATCTGACTCACTATTCAAGGTCGGCGTGAATTGCTCAACCCGGGCAACGAAAGTCGTAAATTCGTTGTGGCCATCGTTCGAATAGCTAAGCTGCGTCAGGTCCGAGCATTCGTATTTCAGTTCCTCACGGCACTCGCGCCGCGCTGCTTCCTCAGGGGACTCGCCAGCTTCTAGGCCCCCGGCCGGGAAAGCCCAGGTACCAGGGTAGTCGCAAGATAGGCTGCGTTTCGTCAGCAAGATTTGGTTGCCGGAAACAAACATCACCCCGGCTGCGCGTTTTAGCTCAGCCATGGTTTGCCTTTAAAACCCCGATATTTATCATTGTGCTGCGACTCGCTCTAAGCTTTTAATGCCCAAGACCGTAAGCATATAATCCGGCACACTGGCGAGATTGTACACATAAACGTAGCTACAGCGGCAAAAGGGCTCTTCGCCGGGCTGCGTAATCTGATCGGTATAACCGGCAGGGCCGACTTTCATCAAACCTTTCTGCATCGCCCAGTTACCGCGGATCGCATAATATTTCCTGTCACGCTCTTTATGGTCGGGCCGATAGTTGTACCCCGGCTGACGCCAGCGTGAATCCCAAACAGCACACAAAGCGTTATTGTCGAGTGCGATGATATCGTTGATATTCGATATCAGCTTGTGCGCTTGATCAATCAACACGCGCCGCTCTTCATAGGGTAGTGAGGTAAGGGGCTTAGTTAAATTCTCCTTAACTTCTTTCACTTCTACTACGTTGCTCCCGCCGGCCGGTACCGAGGTCGACCAACCTTCAAAGCGCTGAATCGTCTTGCGTATCGTTTCCTCGCGATGCAACTTGATCAAATTGCGTGAGGCTTCCATGCGCCGCTCTAACTCGCGATGCAGGCTAGGTTTCATCTGGTCGATCGTAAATCGCGATATGCCCGGATGCACTTTGTACACGCCGTCTTTCTCGATAAAACGCGTGTACACGGTACGCAGCATGCCGTTCAACATATTTTCGACCATGCTTTGCGGGGTGTAATGCCTGGCCGCAGCCTCGCGTATCACGAGTATCCACCGCTGGATACGCGCTTGCGAGTCATAGCCGTGCGCTTCGATATCGCGGATCGCTTCGGTGATGACTTGGAAAAAGGATTTGCTAGCCATGGGCCGAGGTCAAAGGGATGAATTCTTTGTCTTTGATATAACCGAAACGATGCGTCTTTAACATCGTGCTCGCTACTTCCTGCTGGGTAAAAAGTTCAACAAACCAAGTGCAAATAGCCTCAGAGTCAAAATCTTCTATCCTTGCAGCAACATAATGCTTGGCGCCCGTCATACTTTCGTATTCAAACACCGGATGCATCGTAACGAGTTCGATCCTATGGACCTTGGTATCGACTCTAACACGCAGTGTGTACTTATCGAGCATAACGACCCCTTGATTAGGCAGTTACAGCAAAAGGCTTCGGTCGACTGGTCGGCGTCTCGGCTTGCTGAGTGTCTTGCTGTGCTAACTGACTAGCGGCATCCTCGCTAGCCTGTTGCTGTTTCTGCAGGAAGGCAAGCAACTCGTCAAATTCAAGCATAAGCGGTGTGCTAAACATCAGCTTCATTTCGCTGAGGTTATCCGAGGCCCAGCGCATAACCTCAGCTTTATTAGTCGGGTCGACTAAGGGCGTCATAACTTCCATCACGGCGACAATAGCTTTGAGCTTCACATCTTCGACCTTGACCTGTTCGCTTTCCGGCTCAATCAGCAGGGAAGGCCAAGTAGCACTAAAGCTATTTTTCCATTTGTAAAAAGCTTGCTCGTAGGGGATAGCTTGATACTCAGGGAAGTCGGCTTGCACGCACGCATAGAACTCGGGGGACCAAGCGCGATGCATCGTAATTTCATCGAAATAAGCGTAGGCCGGATTGAGCCACTTACGAATATTGTCGATATATCGCGCCACGTTCTTAGCGTCCTCGGTACCTTCCCCGAAACCTTCCGCGAAGGTCTCGCTATTCAATAGCTTGGCCGGCATATCCGCGGCGACAGCGACGTTCTCTAACACGTTCTTACGTGCTACCGTCATAGCGGTATCTGCGTTTTTCAGGTCAAGTGTCTCAACCGAATCTTCCGGGCCAATGTTGATCACATTGTTAGTCGTCGCTTCTTTCAACAAATCCCGCTTACGCCCCGCGGCGCGCTGCATCAAGTTAGTGATAACACCTGTGATCTGTTTCAGCTTGGCGATCAGTACCCCGGCCTTGCGCGTCACAAGATCATCGGTACGCATTGATTCGATAAACGTCTTAAGTGGGTAGAGTGCCCGCTGATAGACCGAGCACCCGACATAACCGAAGGCCGAGCCCGTGTAATCGAGGAATACCGGCTCTTCATTCATTAGCACACAGGCGCGGCTGCGGTGATAAACCTGGCCGGCGGCCGTCACGTCCTTGTATTTCAGGAAGTCAGGTGCATTAGGATCTTGATTAAGCACGAGTGAGCCCGACGTATTCAAAGGGTCGAGTACGTTGAAATAGAGTTCAAGCTTAGGCCACTTGAACGGGTCGATCGGTTTATCTGTCGGGATATTGACGGCGCCGACGATGACCGTCGCAACCCCGTACACCCGAGATAGCGAACCAACGTTGAGGATGTTCTTGTCATTCTCAAGATTCAGCCACTCGTCCTCAAAAGCTTTGCGCAAACGATCTTCGGGGCCACCGTTAATCGTTATCTTGCGCTCTTGGGATTGCGCCATCTTAATCGGCGCGCGCGCCATCTTGGCGCCGAGCGGGTGATAGCGATAGATCAGCTTACACAATTCGTAAGAAGGCGAGTCGCCTGGCTGGATATCGCCGCCGCTCATAATCTGAGCAAAAGCTTGCCCTGTGCCCGTGCCGTTGCTGATTTCGTATTCGGCCATGATTTAAATCCTTAGTAGCCGTCGCCGTTGCCGAGGGCCAAGCTGATACCGTAAGTGAAGCAGTCCAGTAAATCATCTACTTGATCCTTCACGCCTATCTTGAATCCGAGCACTTGGGTGAGAAAGTGATTCCGGGTCTCGCCTTTGTATTGCACTACCTTATCGTAAGCGTATTGAGTGATCTTAACGAGGCCTTGATAGACATAGCCTGAGACGCTAATCGCCCGTTCATCCTTGCCTAGTGCCGTAAGTTTACTGTCAATTGCCTGTGCAGGCCACCCGCGACGCAAGGCCTGCTGGATAAGGATAGTACCTGAAGCCTTATCTTCGATGAAAGCGCCCTGTGATCCGTTACGCGCCTTGGTCTTAACGCACAGCGCTTCTAGGTTCTGGAAAACCGTGGGTAGCCAGGTCTCAAGCAGCGCGCCTTCGATCTGCAGCACATCCCAATCCAAGATGGTAAGCGGCTTGCCGTGGAACTCGGAATATCCATAATACGTTACGCCGGTACCGTCGTTATCCTTGCCTGTCTTAACTGCTGTATCGATCACGGCGAACACAGTATCGATGTGCTGAGGGGTCGGCACGGGCACGCCGTTATCGAGCATCGCCGTGAGGCTAAAGAATTGCACCCCGGACCAATCCACGAACTCAGCGAGGTATTCTTGCTTAAAGACAAGCGGGTGATTCTGTACCCGGAGTAGAGCTAACTCCTCGGGCGGCAGGAAAGGATTGCTATGCGACGGCGCATGATAGCTGATAAACCCGTGCTTGTTCTCAGGGTCATTGCATATCTTGTAGAAGAAATTATCTGGGTCAACCCCGTTCGGCGTACTCGCTGCAATTGCTGTGCCGCGATAGTCGAGCAGGGTAGGCTTGATGGATTTGGCCCAGATATCCATCATATTCGGTTTAGCAAAAGCCACTTCGTCAAGGATGGCTTTGTGGTACTTGCGGGACCGGCCGGCACGCGGGTTCTCTAAGGTCCAGAAGTCAATCCGGCCTCCTGTGACTAGCCGGATCACACCTTCGGTTTTAGACGACCGACGCTTAACGACTTCCAGGATATCAAGGATCTGTTCATATACCTCGGTCTGCTGCTTATACTCCGGCGTAAACCAACCAACCGACTCACGTTTAACCGCAGCATCGCAAGCAACCGTAGTCAGATATTCAGTCTTGCCCCAGCGGCGCCCGCATCGCAATACCTTAAACCGGCCACGTGCGAGATGCGCGTTTATCTGCCCCTGGTGTAGTGTAGGCAGGATGATTTCAGGCATCGCGATTCACCCCGTCTTCAGCCTGTTCGAGATACGTCACTTTCGGCTCTTCGCGGATTTGTGCGTCGGCCGGCAAGCCACCGATGATACGGATCAAAGCCGGGTCGTCAGCGCCTTCCTGATTAGTTGCGCTACCCTGGCTAATGCGATAGTCCATTTGACTAACCCTAACCTTTTTAGGCGTCATGCGCCCCATGATCCATTGGCGTGTCGTTATCTGTAAGTTGGCACGTTGAGTGTTGTCAATGCGTTTAATCTTTTGCTTGGTGATACGGATTTTAGGCTTGCCTGTTTCGGGGTCGATAACAAGCTTGCCGCGCCGATACACTAGCTCTTGTTCAGTCTCTTCGATTAGCGAGATACGGTCATCATCGGCAATCTGGACACACTCGTCTTGCATAGATTGCAAGCGGACCTCAAGCGCAGCCGCGTACATCTCTGCTACGCCTTTAAACTCAGGGTATTCTTCAGGTGCCGCAGCCTTATCGAGCCAGGTAAATAGCAGGCTCATACTCGGCATGCCAGGTTGATTAGTCGCGTCAGTAACGGTCATTCCTCGCACACCTGGGCCACCGGCGATATAGCTACAAAGCTCGGTCATAACCGCATGAGTAAATGTGACAAGCTTTGTAGGCTTATACTTCGCGGCCTTGGGCGTGATGGCCTTCATGTACGCCTCTTGCACCTCTTCAACTTGAGCGAGCGCAGCAGCTAACTCTTGCTCAAGTTGCTCCTTGGTTTTAGCTTTAGCCATGGTGCTAGCTCGGTAATTGCCTCCGGTTATTCTGAATAGATAAGCGTGATATTCGCCGCAGTGCCGCCGGCCGTTGTGACGTTGAGCGCCGTAGCGATTGGGATATTCACCGGATAAACATTAACGGCTGTAGTAGACAGTGTAAGTTTCACGTTAGATCCATCGTCAACCACGATAGTCGAAGTCACACCGGCCACTCCAACGATGATGCTTTCGAGTAACGTTGGTCCTGTCGTTACGGCCAGAGTCTCATTGGTCGTCAGGTTGACAACATGCTGAGTTGAGCCGCTACCTGCAGGTGCGGGGGCAATCCAGACAGGGATAGCAGAGGCAGGGTTGGACTGAGAATTAGGGAAGGCCATAGTGTCACCTCAAAATTATCGATGGAACCGCGGGGATATCCAGTTACGATTTAACTTGCGCTTGCGTAACGACCGAAGGCGCTTGTCTCTCTGTTGCTGCATAACACGCATGTCAAACCAATCAGGCGGATCGATAGCCGTTGAGCGAACGGAAACAGCCCGCTTTTCAAGGCGAGCCTGCAGCTCCTCTAATTCATCTTCTTGATCCTGCGCCGCGCCTTGATCCTGCAGCATGGCAAACCTCGATAGCTTTCAGTTGTGTTATCTGACGGGGATTGTAACGGCAAAATCCATATACCAGTTGAAAACGTCCCAGGCGTGCTTATGCCCGTACACGACAATACAGCAATACCCTTTACGATGCGCCGCTGCGGCAAACTCAACTTGGGCCTCGCTTTGGCCCCCGTTCTTTTCATTTTGTCGGCCTAAGCGCTTGAACTCTAAATAGAGGCCAAAATAACCGCCCCTTGCTTCTTGTATACAATAATCGTATACACCTGCGCGAACACCTTCGGCGGCTAGACGCACACGTTCTATCTCACCACGGGAGCCGCCGTTAGGTACGGCGTAGCCCAGTACGTCGGGATAAAACGTTTTTAACTTAGCCGTAAATATAACTTGGTCGGTATGTTCTAGTTTTATCTTAGGTTTAGTAGGCTTCGTAGCCTTAGTTTTAACTTTAACCCCTATCTCAAGAGATTTAGTAGTCTTAGCAAGCGTAGCAGGCCTAGCGAGAGGTTTTAATAAAGCTGCAATTTTAGCCATCTTTACCCCCGAAAAGATCAGGTCTAAGCGTAGCAGCGCTAAATTTAGGATTTACCTTTTCAACAAGTTGCGCTCCTTTAGCGCTAATTTGCCCGTAAGACATCCATCCGGCGGCTCGGCCTTCAGGTATAGCTAAAATTCGGGCTAACTGCTTAGTTGAGCCCCCGTAAAAATCTAGTAAATCACGTAAAGCTAAACGCTTAGCCGCCTTAAAATTATCCGACTTAGCCATAAAACCCCCTCTTTATCCAATTTAAAAGTTAAAAAGCTTTTTAACCTTGTCAGGTACACCGTCTGGTACGCACTCAGAACACCCCTGTGTACGGGCTGAAACCCTTACCTGTATTGGGTTTCAGCGATTTGGTACACGCGGTGCACCGGAATCGACAAAACTCTATCCTGACGCATAATGTATATATCGTAATATCACGATATATCATTTCTTCTTCTACTCTCTTTATTACTTTTTCAGTGTACCAGTGTACTAAAAGAAAGAAAGAAGAATGAAATCAAGTACTTAAGTCGGTACACAGGTAGTGTACCTCCTGTGTACATCAGTGTTCTTCAGCTATGTTATCTAAATTCCCTCCTATCGCATCCCGCACTAAATCAAGATCAGTGCAGTTAGACCAAGCCACGTCCTTCGTATAAATAGTGTGTAGCCCCCGGCCTAATTTAACCCTGGACTTATAAGTTGCTAGCGGCACACGCACATAACCCATCTTGGCTAAGGTGCGCAGCATGCGGGTAGGCCCAGGCCACGGTAGAGCCCCGCTAAGCGGCCAGACGGTGCGCAGCCAGGTCACAGACAGCAGCGTCTCATTCATGCCCAGGGCGCGGCCTCCTTGATCAAGCAGATCCTCTAGCATGCGTTCCTCGTCGTTACGGCTGACCTCAACCATGCGGTGCTTACCCTGGCTCTCCGGTGCTCGCGCATTGTTATTAAACGCTTCGGATATCACGCGCTCGGTAAAATACTTACGCAAGCTACCTGCGTTGGCGCGCATAGACTCAAACAGCCAGCCGTAAAACTTTTCATGTTTAACGCGGTACTGGCGCGCTTCCTCTTTAGTTTTAAAGCGCGTAAAAATAACGTAATAGCGGGTGTTGTCTTCGTCGAGAGGTAAAGCATCTTCGAAGTTAGTAAACATCATGTAGTTAGTTACGTTGACGGCGGTGTACGAAGTCTTACCCTTGGGGTTGATATGCACCGAGCCGTTCGAGATATAAGGTTTCATCTTGTTAAGAATCGCGTACCGGTCTTTACCCTCTAAACGGATCTCTTCGACAAAATTAAGCAAGGAGCCGGCAGCCCAATCTTGGAAGTTGCCGCCGAGCATCGCAGGGTCAACCGGTTTGACGTTCGAGGTACCGAGCATGGCTTGACACATCTCGGCTAAAAACGTCTTACCGATACCCTCATGTCCCCACACTAAAATTGCCCAACGGATCTTCTTACCCGGCTGTTGAACCGTCCAGGCGATGTAATCAAGCAGCATCTCCCGGTCCCGCGGGTCTTCGATGACGGCCTCTAGGTGGCCGAGCATGGCTTTTACGATCTCTGTGCCTGCAGTATCGTAAAACTGCGGCAACGGGGCGCCGGTATCTTTATAAATATTTGCCCAAGTACCCAGTTCATCGGTAAAAATTAAAGGCTGACCAGGCCGATAGCGTGCGCCGTTTAAAACTTGCATACCGTAAATATCCGTTGCAAGGGCCGAGGCGTTGCGCTGATCGTCAGGCATTTTTACGCGTTTATTAAAAATAGCGTTAAAGCTGGCAGGGCTATACGCTTTAGATTGCGCCGTGCTAAAGAACTCGTCATTCTCAGCGAGGTAGTACCAACCTTCCCACAGAGCCGACAGCGCCCCGTTAGAGTGCTCCCCTGGGGCAAGTACCTCGGATGACCCGGCAGAGGCGCCAGGGGCCGATTTGAGGGCTTTCTTGACATCAGCTAGCGGGACGGTCGAGCCTAAAAGTGCACTTGCACGCGATTTAACTGCGTTTTGGATCGGAACCGCCATCACCGGATTAGCTGAAACGTACTTACGGAGGTCTTTAGTCAGCGGGCCGTCCATTAAATCGGTATAAGACTGCGCTTCGGCAATCATCTTATTTAACCGTAACCGGTAAGATTCGGCTTGAACGTTTTGTTCGGTTTTAGCCCAGTGAAAGATAGACGCGACGGTAACGGCGCTATCGCGGGTTTCGCTAAAGCTATTCCACTTGGCCAGTAGGCTATCGACGCCGTTATAATTTTTACCGGTTTGTGACCATCGGTCCCATACGTCGACACCTTCTAAGTTGCCGTCGAACTGATGATGCAAGGCCATGCCGACGTGTACCCATTGATCATAGTCGTCGGCATTGATAAAACTTAGCAGGTGATCAAGCTGAGTCGGCTCGATCGGTGCGGGCGCTTTTCGGTCAAGGAGCGCATCAACATCTGTCGGCGTGAGATCCGCAGCAACCCCGAAGGCGCCCCGTTTAAGGAACACCCACTTACCGGCGGTGACCATCTGCGCACCAAGCGCTTCGAAGGCAGTGAGTACGGCTCTACAGTCGACGAGCCGCAAGAGGGGTAGCTGAAAGTAAGGTGTAGTGGCAGGGCTATCTTCGGGCCAGATATACGGGCGCTGAGTCCCTGGGTGAATGTGCAGAGCGGCATACTGTTGTCCTTTACCTAGAATTTCGATGCGATGCGTAATTGTCGGGTCCGTCGCATCGGCGTATTTAGCTGATAGCATTTTGCTAAACGGCTGATCGGTACGAAAAGCGAGTAGGGCGCGAGGCGGACGGCCGATTCGCCGCAACCCTTGGCCGATGTGCATATCGATCCAGTCCACCATCGTATCGACTACAGATTCATCGGATACGTCGATATCGATAGCCGGCGCCCACTCGGTAATGATGCCGATACCTGCATGCGCGTGGCCGTTGGCTAACCACTTATTAAGATTGTCGAAGGAAGGCTGTACCGTGCTCCACCCTTTCATCCCCGGATGTTTTTCCCCGGGCTGTATGGGCACGATGTTATAGCCATTGGTCAAAAGCTGACTACCATATTGGCTTAGCTCGTTCATAATTTTCGCTGTTATGAGCTTAGAAAACGAAGCCCCTCTAAACAACCAAGGGGCCTACAGTAAAACGTGTTGTGTTGCGTGAGACTACTCGCCTTTAACAGGCTTGTTAAATTCAAGCTGTACGCCGAGGTAATTGATACAGGAAGCAGTGAAACTCTCAGCTACTTGAATGTACTGTGCGGAGCTGAGACCTGGGCTTAGCGCAAGTTTAGCCTCCGCGAGAGTAAAACCCTCGGACCAGACACGTTGAGCAAAAGCGATTGCTTGATCTTCAAGCGTAGCCGCGGTGATTTGTTCGAGAGGAGGTGCATCTTGCAGATAATCTTCAGGAATAAAGTCTTCTTTTAGGCCCTCAGGGATATCGCTATGGGCAGTAGCACCTTTACGCTTCGCATCTAAGGCGCTATTTAAGGCAACAAAAACCTCAGCATCTTTTAGCCGTGCAAGGCTCTTGTCTTGCTCAAGTGCGTCATCATAGTCCGTAGGCATCGGTGTCTCCTTAGTAAAATCAGCTAGGAAATGTTGTTTGAGAAAATCAGCTAGGAAATGTTGTTTGAGAAAATCAGCTACTTCCTTAGGGTTAATAAAATCAGCCTCGTTGCAAACACAAACATCGTTTAAGAGCACAGAGCAGCGAATCCCTTGAAAAAGGACATCTATGTAAAAGCGATACACACCTTTCCACCCGCGGAGCGTTCTACGGAAAGAGACGTCTCCTCGTGACCCTCGTATCTCAGCGATCAGCACCTGGAAAGGGACAAGGATTAACGTATTGGTCATGGTTTTTGCTCCGGCAAAGGGTTAGCTTTCAAGTAAGCCTTAGCTGCTGCAAGCTTGCTCTTAAATACCGGGTCTTTCAGCCACGCCGGATCGAGCACCTTGATATCCGGTCGAATATCCTCTAAATTCATCGGGAATCCCGGGAGAAGGCCGAGTAGCAGGGCGCCGTTGCGGCTGATCTGCCCGCGGTGCTTCATATAGACAATTGCGACAGAGGATACCCCCAGGATACGAGCGAGATTATTACCGCTGCCCGCAAGGGCTAAGGCATTAGCTACACCTTGAGCGCAACTTTTTTTGTACTGTGCATCTTGCTTCGGGCTGACCTTAACCCGTGCCCCTCTTGCAGTCATATGCTTGCCTCCTGTAGTTAAATAGTAAAAGTTAAGTTGCAACTTAGGACTTAGTGTAGCATACGGGTCTAGCCCTGCAATAGAATAATAAAATTCTTGCACGGCAAAGATTAATACCCTATAGTACCCATAACAAGGAAAATGTGTCATGCACGGGGACTTTCTACTGGTTTTCGCTTTTGTCGCACTGTGCTTCGCCTGCATCGGTTGGACGTTTTTAAAGCTTATTGTAAGACTTGTAATGTACGCAGTGATCTTCATGATCATCTATATTATTTTGCACCAAGGGGCTAGGGTCAGCGCCCGCCCAATTGGAGCTTTAACTTCACAGGAGTATGTAGCGTGAGTCGATTTCACCCCGAATTAAACGCCTTCGATATCGCACGCATGCTTGTGCTCGGCGCGCGCGATTGCCTAGGCGAGCTAGCCGCAAGCGCCTTAGCCTTTGTCGTCAGCTCACCTAGAGTTGCAGACTGGCTGATTGAACGTGCCCAGCGCACGCCGTACATCCATATCGGTGAGGGGCCGGAAACCTATATGTACCGGTACTGGCTGTTCAATGCTTATGATAGCTGGACCCACAAATGCAAATACGCGCCCTTCATTAAACACTCAGCACGTATCCACGAGATTATGCGCCCGGACAGCAGCCGAGATCATCATGACCACCCTTGGAACGCTCGCACATATATTTTGAAAGGGTGGTATATCGAGCAGCGTGAGGATGGCCGCACCTATCTGCGTCAACCGGGGGATACCGTAGCGATAAACTTTAACGAATATCACACGATTATTTCGGTAGCCCCCGGCGGCTGTACCACGCTATTCGTGACAGGCAAATACCGCGGTATCTGGGGGTTTCTTGTCGACGGGGTAAAGGTGCCGCACTTTGACTATGATAAGGGCCGAGTATGAAGACCTTCAAACAGAAATTTGACGCTTGGCTACTCGGGGATTGGGCACTGATACAAACCGCTTGTATCTACGGGGTTTTCTGCGGCGCGGTTAATTTCCTAGTTATGAGGTACGTATCATGAAACCAGATTGGAAAGATGCACCGGCATGGGCTCAATTTGTTGCAATGGATTCTAACGGCGAGTGGTATTGGCATGAGCATAAACCCGCTTGGATTAAACGGGCTGGCCGTTGGGCAAACCCTGGGCTAATGGAAGGGTTTGACATTGTTTCGGCACTCGAATCTCTTGAGGAAAGACCATGAAACCAGATTGGAAAGACGACGCACCGGCATGGGCACGATATTTAGCAATGGACGCCGACGGGGCCTGGAGTTGGTTTGAGTACGAGCCCCAGTGGATTCCTAACATGGGGCATTGGAGCGCCGCGCCGAGGTATGAGCAAGCGTATCACACCCTGGAACAAGCGGCGAATAGTCTTGAGGAAAGACCATGAAAACCACTTATACGCGCTGGCCTTTGTCGGACCTTGCGCTTACTTTGGGTGCCGTCTACATGGCAGGCATTGCAACCGGCGCCGCCGTAGTCGTAACGGCGCGCTGCTTATTAGGAGTGATTTAAGGTGGAAAAACACTATCGGATAAGAGTCACAATTGAAGAGATCCAGCGCGATAAGTTCGAGCCGTGTGCGTGTGCGGACACGATGGCTATAGTGGACATCATGCCAGGGAGGCCGAAGAGTGAAATACGTCGGGTGCTATCTACCTGGGTACAAACACGTGCACTGGAAGTAGCGAAAGTATGCAGCGAACAATTTATCCTGTCGGAAGTAGCCAAGTGGGGCAGACTATGAAACGACCAACGTTTAAATGTATATCATGCAACGAAGATCACCCGATACCAGATTGCGTCAGCCCCGGGTGCCGCAATTTCGCGGCCGGCTGGCTCGCTTATCAGGTTGAAGTTTTACGCCCGGGGGAAGAGTCGGTAATCGTTACTGTGCTGCCAGATATCGTTGCCTGCGAATCGTGTTGCACTAAAGAGCGTATGGCCGATATCCGCCCCGGCATCTTAGAAATGTTCGACGCTGAAACGCTAGCTGCGATTCCTGGCGCTTCGGAAGTCGGCGCAATTCGGGCCGTCATTCTTGAGTTCGGGTCAAAACTTGAACAAGAAGCAATTAAGCAAAAACTTGACAGACAATTGCGCGCACTTTTGTCGGGTAGCGATGTGCTAGCTCAAGAGTTGCAAGTGACTCAGGCAAGCGCTGATGACCTGAAAGCTTTACGCCCGACGCTGCATTAACTGCGAGTACCTAGCCATGGCAATCTACTATTACCGCGACGGCCGCGAACACAAAACCGAGTTTGCGCTACCCGTCAATCATCGCGGCGAATATAGGCGCCACGGACACGCGACGTTGTACACAGCAGCCCGATTGCAACAGCTTAACGAAACAAAATGGCTAAGCGAGGCGCATGCATCGGCACGTAGAACCTTGGCCCAGCATACGCCCGACGAATGGCGAGAGTTATACCAGTGCGATTTTACCGACGCGATAAAACGCGAACAGGAAGCGCTCTATCTCGCTAACGCCGAGACGATGGCCGGCATAGAAGCGCTGCACAATCAACACGAAGTTCTGTTGAATCTACGGGAAAAACACACCCATGGTATGTATTTAATTGAAGAGGATTTCCGTGAGGCTAAACGTGCTATCCAAGAAGTTGCACGACGCGTTATCTCAAGCGCTGCGGCTGACTTGAAGCGCATATGACTTTTACCCCGTGGAAACCGAATTGCATAATCGATAACCTCGGGGGCTATTACCTTCCTGTAACTGAACATCCTATTTCCTTGACGGCGATGATCGTCACAATCGTAATTTACAAAATGATGCGAGGTCAAAAGTGAAACCAGACTGGAAAGACGCACCGGCATGGGCTAGATATTGCGCCAAAGACGCAAAAGGAAACTGGTATTGGTTTGAGGATAGGCCCTCAACTCGTGAAGAATTCGGTGTCTATCAAACCCGTGGACGGTTTCTTTCTGTGCGCGTGCGATCGTCCATTTCTTGGCGTAATTCCCTTCAGGAGCGGCCATGAAACCGGATTGGAAAGACGCACCCGCATGGGCAAACTACTTAGTTCAAAGGCCGTCCGGTATTTGGTACTGGCTTGAAGTTAAGCCTCAGTGGCTTTCTAATCAATCAGCGAAAAACTTTGAGACGCGGCCTCAGTGAAATTACCTCAAGCGCATCAATACTCAGGGTATCAGTGGCTGCGTGATCACCCGAAAGGTTTGTGTGCCGATGATATGCGGTTAGGTAAAACGCTTACCGCTACGTTGTCGGTGCACGATAAAGGCCCAGGCGTGATCGCGTGCCCCGCTTCCGCTAAGTTAATCTGGCGGGACCATTTTCGTGAGTTGAATCCTCGCGTCAAGATCAACATCTTATACGGTCGTAGCGCGCACATTATCGAGGACGCCGATGTTTATATTACCAATTACGATATCCTCGGCGACAACCTCGTCCGTATTCCTAAACGTGCTCGATACAATTGGTTTTTGCCGGATGAATTTCATATGCTCGGGAACCCCATGGCGCGCAGAACGGGGGCCGCGCAACATCTGGCTCGTCATTCATTAATCTGCCACCCGTTGAGCGGCACGCCGATGCCTAACCGGCCCATAGAGTGGTGGCCGATGCTCAATGCGCTCGATATTACGAGCATGAATTACCCGACGTTCGCGAAGCGCTACGCTGCGGCGTGGCATGCACCCTGGTCGAAAGATAAGCCCTATGGACTGGATGTACGTGGCGCGTCTAATCTTGCTGAGCTACATGATCTGACGGCGCCGCACATC